TTTCCGTCAAGGGGAACCGGGTCAAGGGCTTCGACGAGAGGGCTGACGTGGCAGAGAAACGCCTTGTGGACTACCTAAACGCATGGATCGGCAAGAAGGGCGATGACGGGCGCAACCCCATGTACAAGCTGGCCATGTCGCTGCTCCAGCGCAACGAGGCCGGGGATCTTGACTACAAGTCCATCTCCCGCCTGTACGAGCTCGAGGATGACTTCAACGACCCCGAATATTCGGAAATCATGCAGCTCTTCCGTGAGAGCAACGTGGTGGAAGGCACGGTGATCCGCTTCTACTTCGAGGAAAAGGACGGAAACAATCAATGGAAAAGAATAGAACCCTCATTTAACAAGATGTAAATTATGATGCACAATTGGTTTGAATGTTCCATCCGCTACGAGAAGGTGGCGGAGAACGGCATGAACAGGAAAGTAACGGAAGCCTATCTGGTCGACGCGCTGAGCTTCACGGAAGCGGAAGCCCGTATTATTGAAGAAATGAACCCGTATATCAACGGTGAATTTACCGTCTCGGGCGTCAAACGCGCCGGTTACAGCGAACTGTTCCCATCTGAGGAAGATGCGGCCGACCTCTGGTTCAAGTGTAAGCTGTTCTTTATCACGCTGGACGAAAAAAGCGGAGCGGAGAAAAAGACCCCCACTACCGTACTGGTGCAGGCCTCCGACCTTCGCGATGCCGTAAAGAAGCTGGACGAGGGGATGAAGGGCACGCTGGCGGACTATGTCATCGGCTCGGTGGCCGAGACCGCCATTATGGATGTCTATCCCTACACTGCTGATGTGAAACCTGAATTTCCCGGTGATGATAAGAAGGAAGTTTGACCATCCCCATGTAGTCCTGTGCCGCACATGCTGCGGCCGGGGCTTTCTTGAGAACCTGGACGAGCTGACGGACACCGTAAGTACCGTTACCTGTCCCGGCTGCGAAGGGAGCGGACGTGTGGTCGTATCCTCCGTTACCCTTACCACCGTGGAGCCTTATGATCCCGAATCCCCAAATCTCGCGCTGTATGGAAAAGGACGGAATGAATGAGTATCTGCTGAAAAATTTGGAGAGGGCCAAATCCGCGATGGAGGATATACTGGATGAATCAAGACTCCGGTGCCGGGAGGGCTGGCATAAGCGTGACAGGGCGTTCCGTCCGCAGAGTTTCAGGAAAAGAACCATCTGGCACCGCATAAGGAGCCGGTGCTTTTAAAACAGATTTAAGAACCTTTTAAAAACAATCTTATGAACCTGAGAAAAGACAACAAGAAAAAGAAACCGATGCAGCTTATGCTGGACGAGATTTCCGGAATGATGGGCGTCTCGCAGGAGATGATCCTGTCCCGGATGATATCCAGGAACATATCCGATTCAAGGATGCTGTTCTGCTATATGGCGTATGAGGAAGGGTATCTGTTCCGTGAGATAGCCTCCTTCCTGAAGATATCCAGATGCAGGGCGACAACCGCGTATTATGATGTGAGATTGAGAAAGGAAAAGTTCCGCCCGATCATTGCAAGGCTGGCCGGATGCGGAACAGGAGGTGTCTAGCAGCACTGCAGGTGACGGTTCCCGCACGGTCCGGAAAACCCAGGCGGGACTATATCAACCATTTCCGGCAGGACAGGCCGCTTGAGGGGGTGTACTTCACGGACTTTGCAAGGGATATGCTTGAGAGAAGGGGAAAACGCAGGTCCGGACATTATGCCGCGGTTTATGATGCGGTCCTCCGGCACATAGACAGGTTTTCCACCGAATTCGACTGTGACGGAGGAGTTTCTGGACGACTTCATTGTCTATCTTGAGAGCCGGGGGCTGCGTCACAACACCATAGCGGGCTATGTCCAGAAGATACAGTCGCTCGTCAGAAAGGCATCGCAGTACAATTACGCCGTAGACGCCACCTATGACGGAACAGATTTGCGTGAGGAGCCGGTAAATGCCGTTTTCCTCTCGATGAACGAGATCGCAAGGATCTACTATTACAAGTTTGAGAGGCAGGACAAAAGAAAGGCCAGGGAGCGGATACGTGACCTGTTCGTCATAGGCTGTCTGACCGCTCTGAGATATTCCGATTATTCGACATTGACAAAAGACAATTTGAGAGATGGATACATCATAAAAAGGACAAAGAAGACCAATGTGGACGTCAAGGTCCCGGCTCATGATTAT